ATGGAAACAGCGCCATATGTCGTAGCAGCTTTAAGAACTTTGGCAAATGGTATAGAAAAAGAGATGAATCCATTGGACAAAGAAATTGCAAGAGCATTACAAGAATTAATGGGTAGATTTCAGTTCGTTAAAGAAGAAGTAAAGGTTGATCTATGAAAGGAATTCTGATTGCACCAGGAATCAAACGGATCCAGTTCGATTCCACCGATTCCTGGTTAAATGCCAGACATGGAATCGGTGGATCTGATGCATCTGCGGTATTAGGACTCAATCCATATAAAACCAATATAGGACTTTATTTAGAAAAGACAGGACAGCGAACAGCTCCTGATATTTCGGATAAGAACTATGTGAAGTATGGACATGATGCAGAGCCATTACTTCGATCACTGTTTGCACTGGATCATCCAGAGTATAAGGTTGAGTACTTCGGAGACAACATGATACGAAACGAAAAGTATCCATGGGCGCATGCTTCTTTGGATGGAGAACTGACCGATCAGGATGGTCGCAAAGGAATCTTAGAAATCAAGACAACTAATATCCTGCAAAGCATGCAGAGAGAAAAATGGAGAGATCAGATTCCGGACAACTATTACATCCAGGTACTGCATTATCTGCTTGTCACAGAATATTCATTTGTGGAGCTAAGGGCACAGCTGAAATCAGTGTGGCAGAGTCAGATCAGATTAGAGACGAAAGATTATCATATTGAGCGATCAGACGCAGAAGAAGATATTGAGATATTAAGACAAGCGGAAGAAGAGTTCTGGCAGAATGTCGTAAAAAGGCAGCAGCCGAACTTGATTCTTCCAGAAATATAAAAGGAGAAATGCATGGAACTTAAGATATACAATCCGCAGGAAGAGGGATTTCTGAAAGAGATTGACTGGAACTATGAAGAGTTAAAAACAGAGATCCAGGGAAAAGCGAATGATTACATGAATTTGGTTTATACAGCAGATCAGGTAAAAGATGCCAAAAAAGATCGTGCAAATCTTAATAAATTTGTGGAAGCTTTAGAGAGCAAGCGAAAAGAAATTAAAAAACAGATTACAGAACCATATTCAGCATTCGAGAAACAAGAGAAAGAACTGGTTGGTATTGTTAATAAAGCGATTGCAAATATTGATACGCAGATCAAAGGATATGAAGAAGCAACAAGACAGGAAAAACTTGAAAAGGTCAAAGAAATCTATGCAAAAACAATCGGTGGACTTGCTGATGTAGTAACGTTTGACAAAATTTTTAAAGAATCCTGGCTGAATGTATCAACAACGTTTAAATCGATCACAAAGGAAATCACAGAAATTCGTGACAAGGTTGACAATGATTTATTTGTGATCAATGCAGACACGAGTTCCTTTGCTTATGAGATGAAAGAAGAGTATCTAAAGAACTTTGATCTCACTGCAGCGATTAACAAAAAACAAAAATTAGAAGAGACAGCAAAGCAGAAAGCAATATATGAAGAACAACTAAAAGAGGAAGAGGAACAAAGAAAACAACGATCACAAGAAGAAGCAAAGAAGGTAGTATTTGCAGGTAAAAGCACAGAAAAGCCAGTAAAAGCACAGAAGCCAGTGAATACAGGAGAAAAAATATCAACGATCACATTCCGATGTACTGTAAAAGAACATAACTTTAAAGAAGTTAACGCAAGACTCAGTCTAGTACAAAAAGTATGTGAAGAATTTAAAATCATAGATCCAAAGGAGGAATTATAAAATGGCAGTTGGAAACAGTTTAGCAAACAGACAACAGAAAACAGGATTAACGGCATATCTTACAAATGATGCTGTGAAACGTCAGATCAATAATGTAGTGGGTGGCAAAAACGGAGATCGTTTTATTGCCTCTATTGTATCTGCAGTACAGGTTAATTCAGATTTACAGGAATGTACAAATCCATCAATCTTAAGTGCTGCACTACTTGGAGAGTCTTTAAAACTCTCTCCATCACCACAGCTTGGACAGTATTACATGGTTCCATTCAGAAACAACAAAAAAGGATGTAAAGAAGCACAGTTTCAGCTTGGTTATAAAGGATACATTCAGTTAGCGATCCGCTCAGGGCAGTACAAAAAACTAAACGTTCTGGCAATTAAGGATGGGGAATTGGTTCGATTTGATCCACTGAATGAAGAAATCGAAGTAAATCTGATCGATGATGAGGAAGTAAGGGAAGAAGCAAAGACGATCGGATACTATGCAATGTTTGAATATACAAACGGTTTCCGAAAAGCTATGTACTGGTCCAAAAAGAAAATGGAAGCACATGCATTAAAGTATTCCAAAGGGTATGCAGCAAAAAAAGGATATACATTCTGGGAGAAAGATTTTGATGGAATGGCTTATAAGACAATGCTTCGCCAGCTGATCAGTAAATGGGGAATCATGAGCATTGATATGCAGAATGCAATGGAATCTGATATGGCGGTGATCCATGAAGATGGAACAAAAGATTATGTAGATACAGTTTCAGAAGAAAATATTGTAGCAGATCAGGATCTGCAGGAAACGGCAGAGGAAACACCTGAACCAGAAAAACAGGAACTACAGGAAGAAACAACAAAAGAAGAACCACAGCAGTTCTTTAAATAAAAGAAAGGAGCAACACGATGAAACATATTGACTTAGAACAGTTTGCAGGAGGGAAACTTTCAGTACAGCTTAATAAGGCATTAGAAAAGATCACTGAAAATGTTCAGGATCCGAACACTGATGCGCAGAAGGTCAGAAAGATCAATGTATCAATCAGTTTCCGGCCAAACGATGAAAGAAACTTTGTGGCAACTACGGTAGAAACAAAGTTAAGTCTTGCACCAGAACTTGGAGCTACAACAGCACTGAGTATGGGCAGAGATCTTCGCACCGGAGAGGTTGAAGCGGTTGAAATCTTTAACCAGATTCCTGGTCAGATGAATGTTGATGATGTGATCGACCAGGAAGAAGATGAAACACCGAAAGCTTTTGATCCGGATACTGGAGAGATCTACGAACCAAGCAACAAAGTGATTGATTTAAGAAAAGCAAAACAGGCATAAAACAGGAGGATACATAACAATGGATAATACATTTTTTAAGAGAAGCAATCGAAAAGATCGAAGAATTGACAGACAGTGCAAGAGAGCCACACGTTGTAAAAATCGCAGGAAAGACTTATTGCGATAAATCTATGTCACGATATGACAGAGAAGAGTTTGCAGAACCATTGACAGCTACAAGTCTTAATTCTCTGATCGATTATATCAGTGGAAAGAGTGAAGAGTTAAGAGAATCTATGATCATTCATGTAGAATCTCCAACAAAAGTAAGATTACTATCTGGTCTTACACAGGAAAGAAATCGAGAAGAATTATTCCGCGTAGGTACAAATCCAAATGGTTTTGATTTCGATCATTACTATGATCAGGAAGCGTTTGTAATTAATATGCAGACTGCCTTTAAACAGAGTGATGAAACAGAACTGATTCTTTCAGTTGCTGGAAACGTAGAAAATAAAACAGTGGCCAACTATGGAGATGATGGAGTCAGCCAGAAAGCTACGATCACAAAAGGTATTGCAGGAAAAGAAGATGTGATCGTACCAAATCCAGTAACACTTCGCCCATATCGTACATTTTTGGAAGTAGAACAGCCAGAAAGCAAGTTTATCTTTCGAATCAGAGAAGGTTCCGATGGACAGCCAATGTTTAAATTGGTAGAAGCTGATGGTGGTCTTTGGAAGTATGAAGCAGTAGATGCTATCAAGAAATATTTAACAGTGAGTTTACCGGAAGAACTGTTAAAAGTGATCACGATCATTGGGTAACAGTTATGGAGACAGTTAAATTTACAGTCCCTGGTGCTCCGAAAGGAAAAGCCAGGGCGAGAACTGTCCGTAGTAAAAAAGGTGGAACTTTCTCATATACACCAGAAGGTACTATGTTGTATGAGAATCTGATCAAGTGCTGTTACAGGCAGGAATCAAACAACATCGTTTTTAATGACGGACAGCCCTTAAAAGTAACGATCATAGCTTATTATCCGATCGTTAAGAGTACAAGCAAGAAAAAGAAACAACAGATGTTGGAAGACCTTATGTTTCCAACGAAGAAACCAGACATTGATAACATTGCAAAAAGCATTCTGGATGCATTGAATAAATTAGCATACAGAGATGATACGCAGGTGGTAACGCTGCATATGGAAAAGCATTATGCAGAGGACCCACGAGTTGAAGTAGAGATAGAAGAAATCAAAAATGGATGATTTGAATTTTCCAAAATGGAATCCTAGATGGCAAACAATCAGAAATATCAATTCAGATAATCTGAAAATCCGATATAAAGCATTGAGAAACGCATCTTCTAATTTTATCGCTAGGAAAGATGTAAAAGAGTATATCAAAGCAAAGTATCAGAATAAATGCTGTATATGTGGCAGCAGAGAGTATTTACAAATAGATCATGTTGTATCTGTTCTTCAGTTTGCACAAAAGAGACTTCCATACAAAGATTTAAACAAAGAAGATAATTTAGCATTGTTATGTAGAAGCTGCAATGCAGCGAAAGAACCATAAACGGAAGGTGGTGTTCTTAAAGTGGGCCGTAAACCCAAAACAGGACTAGATTACTTTCCTAAAGATGTCGATTATTACGATGATTTTAACATCATGGATCTGATGAACGAATATGGTCCATTAGGACAGACCATCTATGATGTTGTTCTATGCATGATTTATCATGAAGGATATTACCTGGAAGTGCCTAAAATGGAGCAGTTAGCGGTAAAAATAATCAAAACCATTGGTAACCGCTGGGTAAAGAAAAAGGACTTTGTGTTACAAGTAATTCATTATTGTGCGGAGATAGGTCTTTTCGATCAAGACCTCCTGAATCAAAATGTTATTACCTCTGTTGGAGTTCAGCGACGCTATAAAGAAGTGACTGTTAGGAACAAAGTCGATAGAAGTAAATATTGGTTGATTGATGAAAACGGTCAACCTTTATTAAATGCACCACAAAATAGCATTTCTGTAACAGAAACAAGCATTTCTGCAACAGAAAAAGATATTTCTGCAACAGAAAAAGATATTTCTGCAACAGAAAAACGACAAAAGGAAAGTAAAGTAAATAAAAATATATATTATAGCAATCCAGATCTGAACAGAGAGTTCTGTCTTTATCTTGATATGAGGAATCATACTGGACCAACATTATCTGCAGAACAGATC